AAAAGGTTAGACCGTGCAAAAGGCGACCTTGAACGAAGCTCCAAGAAATTAACCACGGCGCAAAATATTCACAATGCTTCTATGCGCGCAGGATCTATTGCCGCTCGTGGACTTAGTGCGGCATTGGGTTTGGTTGGTGGTCCATTAGGTTTGCTGTTCACTGGGATGACGGCGATTAGCTTGTTGAATTCTGATATTGCATCAGGGTTTAACGTGGTTACTGCCAGCACGGAAGACTTTAACGACAGCCTTAAAAACGCCAGTGCTGACGATCTTAACGTCATGCTGAAATCTGTGCGTAGCGAGCTTGCGTTAACTAATCAGCAAATAGAATCGATTGATGCTAAAAAGGTGCAAACGGGCTTTCTTGCGATTACCGACGGTTTAAATGAATTAGAAAACCGTCAGCAAAAGCCACTTGGCAAGCAAACCGAACTGCAGGAAAGGGAAGCAGCATTATCTGTGGCTTTGGGTAGACGTCAAACTCTCGAAAAAGCCAAACAAGCTTCTATTCGCCAAGCCATTGCCAGTCAAGAACTTAAAACCAATATCAAGGCGCTGCAGGATGCCTCGCAAACTGCTGAACAGATTCGTCAGGTGGCGTTTGATAAGGAGCTGTCAGATATACAGCAGGCGGAAGATAAAAAGCTGCTTACGGTGTCGCAAGCAGACAGCTTGAGACACAGCGCCAAACAACGCTTTGAGCTTCAAGAGGAGCAATTAGAGGTCTCCCAGCGTCAGAAGCGTTTAGCAGCTTTCGCTGACAACTACACCAAGCGCGAACAGATGACGTTAGAGCATCAGCAGCGCGTATTAGCGTACATGCAAGAAAACGGCATTACGAGCGACCAAGATGCCAGAGTTATTGCATATCAGCAGGAGTCCTACGACTACCAGCTCAAAATGTTCCAAGAGTTCCAAGACGGAATATTGAAAGAATACAGCGACTACGGAAAGTCAGAACTTCAAAAAGAAAAGGATCGCTACGCAGAAGAAATAAAGCTTCTCGATAAGCATCTGAAAGATAAGGACATCACGCAAAAGCAATACGACGATGCGAAAAAGGTAGCTGATGAACGTGGCGCTAAAAACCGTAAGACTGCCGAACAGCAAGATCTTGAAATCAGCCTAAACAAACAAAGGGAGTTTAACGATCTATTTGTTGGGATGGCAGACAGCAAGAATAAAGAACTGGCAGCGATCGGCAAAGCGGCGGCTATTTACAATATTGGTATTAACACCTATCAAGGTGCAATGTCCGCATACAATGCTATGGCAGGCATACCTTATGTTGGTCCGTTTCTAGGTGTTGCAGCAGCAGCTGCCGTGGTTGCTTACGGTGCTGAGCAGATAGGCCGAGTAAATAACCAGACTTATCACACAGGTGGTATTGCTGGACAAGACTCGGACAACTACTCAGCCCGTTTGGCAGCAAACGAAGTGCCAGCTGTACTGATAAAAGGCGAGGAAGTGCTCACGCAAACCGACCCGCGCCATCGTAACAACTTGACCATGTCAAAAGGTGCGGCCAGAGAAATCGTCCAAGGCTCGACCGTTAACCAAATAACTTTTGGCGATATCGTCGTGCAAGTGACGTCCTCTAATCCGCAAGCTATTGGCGCGGAAATGGGCGAGCAGGTAGCTGCGCAAATCATCAATATCTTGCAATCAAAAATAGGACAAAAGCTGGTTTACAGCGGTGTATCGGCAGAAGCAGGTCGCAATGGTGGGAAAATAAAAGGAGTGCGTTGATACTAAAAACCAAACATCTTATTTAGATGTTTGGTTTTCTATTTCAGTTAACATTTCTCTAAAACCTAAAATGGCAGTTTTTTTGCCGCCAGGTATGCGGTCCATCGTGCAATCAGCCAATTCATAACCAGAGTCTTTTTCTATTTTTAGTTGGCAGGTTTTGGCGGAGAGTAGGTTTTTAAAGTCTGAAATAGGTATTAGCGCGTAGGCGGTACTTTTCATGCCAGATAATTTCGTTTGGTCAAAATCTAGATCGCTTAAGCCTGTGTTGTAGGTTTTCGTTATTCCGTCAACCTTAAATGATACTTCTTGAAATCTGACGTACCCACCATCTTGCTGAAATGCGAGATTAACAAAATTTGGCGCTTTCGATGCCCAAACAGCGCCTATCCTTGCGCTTACAGGATTAAAAATACTAGCTTCTGGGTTATACAGCGTATCTGGGGTGAGAGATATTATTGTTTCGTTGTCAAATGAGTTTTGATCTACGCTGAGTTTTCCCATTCCTGATGCACCATCCATCACGTCTGTCATGGAAGCGCAACCAGTTAGAGAAAGGGCTGATATTAATAAAATTGTTTTTTTCACGATTCATTCCTTTGTGTTTGTTAACTCCGAATAATAGACACAAAATTTACTATATAAAAGCTTTGCAGATAATTGGCTTGAATCGCTAAGTTAGCAGGGGTAAATTATCCATGCTGGGGTTTGTTACGCGCCCTGATGATTTTTATATGAAGCTCGCTTTGTGCAGGCTTTTTTTATGCCTATTTTTTAATTTTTTATAGACCCGCTTCGTGCGGGTTTTTTTATGTCCTTGAGGTGCCAATGCTCCCATATATTGATGAAGCAGAGGTGACCATCACCTCCAACGATCCTAGCGTTATTTCTCGCTCACGTTCTGGCCGCAAGGTATCTCGAAACTTAGAACAGCAAAAATGGTTATTAGACGTAACGTGGCCATCGTATCTAAGTGATAAATCGTTATCGCTTGAAATCGCCCTAGATGAAATGAAGGGGCAGTCTTTGCAGGTTGGGCTTGTTCATCCTGTGCGATCGTTTCACCCCAATGCGAGCGGCACGTGGCAGGCAATCGAGCCAGCCAACGCTGGCGCTAACCAAGTGCTTTTAAATGGCGTTGGTAGTTTATCACTTGGTCATCTAGTGCGTTTCTTTGGTCACACCAAAACCTACCGAATCACCAAAATAACAGGCGATATCGTCCAGTTGTTTCCGTCATTAAGGCGCAACGTTTCATTGTCCGAAGTCGTCCAGTTTGATGCCGTCGCCATCGAGGTGACCCGCACAGATGATGATGTTTCATATAAGACAAAAGGGCCGTTAACGACGGTTTCAGCAAGCTTTGAAGAGATGTTGTAAGCATGATTATTCGTAACTTAATCAAGATGTCATTTCGCAATGGTGGTGATCTACTCATGACAGATGGCGGCATACCCGTGTCGTTCATGGGGGATCTGTACGAGCCAGATTTATACCTTGCCGAAGACGGTATTGGGGAAGTAGAAGACACACTAGAAATCACCACGGGCGACTGGCAAATCACGCTAAATATATCTGATGAAGATGACCCAGTACTACAAGCGTTTTATGCGGATAAATATCTAAATCAAACGGTTACCTATTACAGCCAGCATATTTTGGATGATGGTACGGAAGAGTTTCACAAAGTGTTTGAAGGTCGAATGATCGAGTACGAAGCGACCGACACAGAAGGCGGTTACGCAATCGAGGTGACCGCCAGTGCCAATATTATCCATTGGCAGCAAATTCGCGGCCGTTCAACGAACTCAAACGCTCAAAATTTGATTTATCCGGGTGACCGAGGTTTGGATTTCGCAGGCACAGAAATTAGTGATATCAAGTGGGGTAAATAATGGGCTTTTTTTCTAAGATAAAAAAGGCGCTCTCGCGGCCAATAAACGATTTTCTTAACCCTTTAGATAAGTTTAAGGACGCGATAGATTGGGTTAAGGAGTTAATAAACCCAGAGGAGCCAAAACCCGCAGCAGCTGCCGATACAACATCAGGATTGACTGTCAACAAAAGTTCAGCCACTGAAAAGCCGCCAAAAATTTATGGTAAGCGTAAGCTTGGAGGCACTCGCGTCTACTTGTCTACAAGCGGCAACAAAAATGCGTATCTTAATTCTGTGCTTGTTCAGTGTATTGGTCCTGTCCATAGCTCAAGTTCTGTGACTGTATCAGATAAAGCAGAATCAACATTCGGTAACGCTTTGCGTTATACGTTCCATGCGGGCTACCCATCCCAAGCGGCTGACGCGAATTTTGTTTCAGAGTTATCAGATTGGACAACGAATCATCGTTTGCAAGGTTTTTCATATCAGGCTGTTAGATACACCTACGATCAGGATAAATACAGCGGCTTACCTGTGTTTAATTCCATTATAGAAGGCGCTCTTTTATACGACCCACGAGATGAAAGTACGGCCTATTCTGACAATTTTTCCTTAGCTGTTTTAGATTACTTTCGCTCAACTGAGTACGGTGTCGGTATTCCTGATAACTTAATAGATTTTGAGTCATTTAAAACCGCTGCAAACCTTGCTGATGTGAGCTATCCAAGCAATTCTGACAGCGATGTTATGGTAAGGCGCTTCGCCTGTAACGTAGCAATCGATACAGGCAAAACGCCGTTTGATAATATCAAGCAATTGGTATCAGAAAGCCGCGCGTTTCTAACTCAAACGGCAGGGCAATGGCGTTACGTTATTCAAAACGACTCCACGCCAGATCATGCGGTTACCTACGATGACATAGAGGGGGATATTTCCCGCAGTCCAAACGGCGCGCGTGATAAATACAACCGTGTGACTGTTTCCTATGTAGACCCAGACAAAGAATGGGATACAAACGAGGCCACTTACCCAATTGACGATGCCGAGTATCAGTCCTATCTGGAGGAGGATAACTGGGAAGAATCACATGCTGATATCACAGTCGATTCATGTACAAACCGTTATCAAGCGCTGGATATTGCACGCCAAGCTTTGTTAGAGAGCCGAATTGGTGGTGCGATCGCTTTTACTGGACAACCGTGGATGATCAAAGTTCGCTGTGGTGATTTGCTTGTCATGGATGTGCCAGGCTTACGCGATGGGACGCTTTGGCGTGTTGCCTCTCGTAAAATCACAGCAGATGGCGAGATCTCTTTTACTTGTGCGGCGTATGATCCGTCTATTTTTCCTTGGATAGATTTGCCGGATCAGCCAGTTATTACTCCGCCAACCGTGGCGGATTCCAGCATATTACCAGCGCCAGAGGCATTATCGTATTTATCTGATGAATGGGATGACTCAACTGTAGGCGCGTTAATATGGTCGCAGTCTAATAGTGCATATGTGCATGATTATGTAATCGAAATATATCGTGTTTCAGATTCGGTTCAAGTACTAAGCACGTCATTGATCAGTAGTGCTGGTTGGCTTGATGATTATATGCCAAGAATTAACTTACCTTATTTGGGTCAGGGTGAGTATATCGCCATGGTTCGAGCTAGAAACGCATTAACCAGATCTGAGCCTACTAGTATTACGTTCGGCGTATATGTTCCAACCCTACCTTTAATTGCAGGGCTAGCTCAATCTGGTGAATTTGATGCAGATCTAACACTAAATTGGGCTCCTGTAGTATCAAAAAACGCCTTTCGTTTTTATAGGGTTGAAATTATTGTTGGTTCAACATCCGTTCTTTATTTGAGCTCAATAACAGAGTCGATAACGATAACAAATGCTCATTTTGAAACGATTGGATTCCCGAGAAGTTTTAAAGTGCATGTTAGTGCCGTAAATGTCGCTTTTTCAAGTGGTGCAGCAGCCTCTCTAACTATCAATAGATCTTTGCCAGCTACGCCAGTAATCGAAATGATTCCCTCTGTCGATAATATTAAGTTGTCGCTCTCTAGTAGCGCCAATCGGCGCGGCACTGTTGTGTGGGTATCGACTTCTGACCCTATTGTTATGACGGATGTAAATCAGAAATACAAAGGGGAGAGCTTATCAATAACGTTGGATGGGTTATTGCCGTTAACTCGGTATTACCTAGCGGTGGCGGCTTACGATGCGTTTGGGGTTGGTTATGCGGTTTATTACTCTGTAACGACGCTAAAGGATTCAATAGGCGATACGATCAACAACTTGTCTACGCTGGATTTGACGCAGGAAGTGTCAAATTTGGATGAATCAGCTTTGCTTGTATCACTCCGAACTGGCAAGAATCAACGCGATATTTTAAGTATTAAGCAAGCATTATCGGGTGCTGGAATTATATAGAGCATCAAAAAAAACCAACAAAAAGGCGATCAATGCGATCGCTTTTTTTTATTTAAAAAGTAGGGCATATGTCTTGGATTATTCTTTCTTCAGTCTCTGTTGAAAATGGCAGCAAAACCGTATTTGTGACGGGCGGATATGATTTGTCCGTTGTGCTCGGTGGCTGGTCACTTGATATCGGCTCTGCCCGTGCAGAAATCAAATCAGGCACAGCGGCAGATGAATATGGCGCGTGTACATTAACGCTCGTCGAGGCTTGGCGCTTCGATGCTGTCGCCAATGAAATGGCATCAATCGTACCTATCCCAAGTCGTTTAAACGAAGCGATCAGGCAAACTGAATCGCTTAATGCCTATGCAATGGACGTTAACTCGAAGCTAAAAGAGTTCGTCGCAGACGACAAAGACATATCTGTCTTGTTGCCTGATGACACAATGATTAGCTATCCATCCATTCGCAAGTCAAGCCGGTTATTTCAAGAGCTGATTGCAGCGTCTAACGTTACTTTTGGCGATAAATTGGCCGAAATTCAAGCGGTAAAAGATGCTGCTGACGCTACGTTGGCGGTCTCGCTTTCAGCGCAAGAGGTCTGGGATTCGTTCGGCGGGCTTGATCAAATAAATGAGAACGTCGCAACGTGGAAGCAAGGCATCGAAGACAGCTTGGGCGGGTTAATAGATGGCGCGGTTGCTGGGATTTATACCAGCTCATTTCAACAATCCGTAGATGTCATGCGAACACAAACAGTTCTTGTTAAACAATCAATATTCGATATGCAGCTATCAGAGCGCATAAGACTAATAGAGGAAGCATCATGAGTGCAGAATTAGACAGCGCAGTAGTAGCACTGAATGCCGCTACAGACGCCGCCACACAGCAAACAACTGCTGTACAGTCGCTAACGGAAAATGTTAGTGGAAAAATTGGTGAAATCGACACGCAGTTGAATGACACCATTCTTGCAATCAACACAAACTACACTCAAGCCGTCGCCACAGCAGCGGCAGCACTTGATGCTCGTCTTAATGGCTTTTTTAACAAAGCGATCGTGTCAGAGCCCGCGTTTAAACTGGATGCTGGGGCATTAAAAATAAATACCGACTTAAGTGCTTACGTCAATGGTGAGGTCTATGCGTATGATGAAGATACAGCGCTTACATTACCAGCATCCATGACAGTCGGCACCGACTATGCGATATACGCCACGCCAGCGGGTTTGGTTGTGTCTGCGAATTACACCGTTCCAGACGGTTATACCGCACTTAACTCACGTCGAATTGGCGGGTTTCATTACCAAAATAGTGAGATAAACAAATATTCAATTTGGGATCTAAAATACAAACCCAATGTGCGCGATCCCCGCGGAATGGCTCGCTCCCCTATGGGTGTTTGGGCAGACATTTACCTTCTAAATACATCGCCAGAAATCAACGGCACAAGTGCCTATAACGTCACCATTGCAGATGGATCAAGCCCGCCAAAAATTCCAAGTTTTTGGGGCGGGGATGGCACTGCTCAATATGCCAATTTCGACTGGTACACCGCAGTAAAAACTCTCTCGGCGTTTGGCAAAAGGCCGCCAACTCAACAAGAGTTTATCGCTCTTGCGACAGGCAGCGTCGATAACTACAAAACCGGAACGGACCCAGTAACAACGAAATTTGATGCGTCTGCGCGATCATTGATCGGGTGCGAAGGTGTCTCTGGGCATATGTGGCAATGGGGCGCCGATCGTTATGCAGACATCGCAGCGGTCTTTGCTGGCAACTGGGACTACTCTTCGCCCGGGGCTCTCGTGTCGATTTGGAACACCGCGCCTAGCAGCACGGGCAATAGCATCTCTGCTCGCGGTGTCTGTGACCACTTCGAGTCTTTGTAGGGCGAGCGGGAGCGAGTTAAATAATGGAACAGCAGTATCGAGATGCCGTTATTAGTTCTGATCAGATGGTCATTGTTAAAAAATTTGATCAGCTCACGAACTACATATATCCGATTGTTCAAAACGCACCAAAAAAGCATGGAGTACTTAGGAATAAGTTACTTGATGCTCTTTTTGAGCAAGTCGAGTTATTCATGAAAGCGGGTAAGAGTGGTCAGAAGTCGCGGCTTTATGCCTGCGATGCCGGGCTTGCTTACATTCGCTATTTGATGCGATTTGCGACACACAACGACCGCAGAATAATGAGTTTAAGGCAACATGAAATAGCGCTGATAAAAATCAGCGAAGTAGGGGCCATGCTCAATGCGTGGATAAGAAAAACCAAATAAATAAAGGTTAGTGTGGATGAATCGCAGCGATCTTTGCTGGCAACTGGGACAACTCATCGACCGGGGCTCTCGTGTCGAATTGGAACAACGCGCCTAGCAACTCGAACAATAACATCTCTGCTCGCGGTGTCTGTGACTGATTTAACAGCGTTGAGATAGTTAAGGCTACTCAAGCGATCATTAAAAAATGGTCAGCCGCACTAACCCGCTTCGGCGAATACTTTACGAGGTTTGTAGTAGACGAGTAGCGCAAGCGAAAGCCGAACGCAACACACTATTTATGGGTAAGAAATACAAGAATTTAATAAGCCAGATCGCCAGCAAAGAGAATATTTTTCTCGCCGCTCATAAGGCCAGAAAAGGCAATCCACACAGCGTCGGCGGCATGATATTTATGGACTATCTAGAGTCAAATATTGCCAGTTTATCAAGCGCAATTCTTGACGGGTCTTACATTCCTGGCAAGCCGAAAGAATTTATTATTTACGAACCAAAGCGCCGCCAGATATCCGCGCTACCGTTCCGTGATCGTGTGGTACAGCATGCGATAAATAATGTAATAGAGCCAATATTCGAACGCACATTTTATACGCAAAGTTACGGCTGCAGAACCGGAAGAGGTACGCACAAAGGCACGATTGCCTGCCAAGCGGCAATGCGCCGCTTATCAAAAGACGGTGAATTATGGGTATTGAAAACCGACTTTGCAGGCTATTTTTACAACATAGACCGCTCAGTATTGCACAAAAGAATTCGCGCAAAAGTGTCATGCGAAAAAACGCTTTCCTTGATCGAAAAATACGTGCCAAGCACTGGTATAGGCATCCCGATCGGAAATCTTACAAGCCAATTATTTGCGAATATTTACGGCACCATTATCGACGAGTGGCTGCTGCATGAAGCGAAAAACAAACACTTTTTCAGATACATGGATGACATCGTGATACTGGGAAAGTCGCAAAAAGAAATGCGAGCGCTGCAGGTCAAGATGCAAAAGTTTTGCATGGACGAAATGGGGATGTGGTTTTCTAAATGGTCAGTAAGCAGTGCATCCAAAGGTGTCAACTTTCTCGGCTACAGAATCTGGCCAACGCATAAATTAATGCGTCGACAATCGGTTACAACAGCAAAGAGGAAAATAAAACGATTCGTAGAAAAAGGCGAAACAGAAGCGCTAAAGCGTTTTTTGGCATCATGGCTAGGCCATGCAAAATGGGCTGACAGCAGAAATTTAATTACATCACTGGAGAAACAAGTATGCGAGGCAATCCAAAAATAGTGAACACAAGAGAAGACTTGGCAGTATCTCAAATGACGAGAGAGCAAATCATTGAGGCTGCAACAATAACAGTGCGCCATGATTCGGCGGTGTATCCAGAAGATTACGACACACACCTAAAGAGCGGTGATGAGGGTTTTATCGAACCAGACTACCAGTATGATGAAATGATTGATCAGGGTGCGCTGGATCGATTTGGAATAACGCTTTAATCCGCATACCCAAGAGTTTATAGATGGCCGCGAAAGCGGTTTTTTTGTGCCTGCAGTTTATGAGAACACAGGCCATACGGCTCCATTAGGGGTAATGAGAAAGCGACTCAGAGGAAATATCAGTCCCAACGAGCCGTCAGATCACGTAAGCAAGCTACGTGAACCAACCCAAGGCTTTCCCACCGCTGGCCAGCGGCGGGGCGAGTCTATCAGAAATTAATGGTAGGTTCACATGCAAAATATACGCTGTATTAAATGCAATAAATTACTAGCAAAAGGCGTTTTTAAAATGTTTGAAATTAAATGCCCACGTTGCAAACACACAAATGAGAGTGCCATGAGCGCCTTAACTGGAGATAAACATCATGGCAAAACCCATCATTCCGTGGATTGGCGGCAAGCGCAAACTGGCTGAACACCTTATACCGCTGTTCCCTGATCATGCCACATACGTGGAACCATTCAGTGGAGCGGCGGCGCTGTTCTTCTTAAAAGAGCCGTCTAAAGTCGAGATTCTAAACGACGTAAACGGTGACCTTGTAAACCTTTATCGAGTCGTAAAGCATCACCTAGAAGAGTTATATAAGCAATTTAAGTGGGTGCTTTCGAGTCGTGAAACATGGGAAACCTTAAAGAAAACGCCGCCCGAATCTATGACGGATATACAGCGCGCGGCACGTTTTTTGTATCTGCAGAAGCAAGCTTTCGGCGGTAAAGTGGAAGGTCAGTCATTTGGCACTTCAACCACAAGTCGTCCTCGGTTTAACCTGCTCACGCTCGAGCAAGATCTAGCAGATGCACACTTTCGACTCGCAAGCACAACAATCGAGAATCTCGACTGGGCGCGCATCATCGAAAAATACGATCGACCTGGTACTTTGTTTTACTGCGACCCTCCATATTGGGAAACAGAAGGCTATGGCGTACCGTTTGGTTTTGAGCAATATGAAAAAATGGCCGAGCTCGCAAAAACGATGCAAGGCAAGATGATCATATCGATTAACGACCACCCAGATATTCGAAAAGTGTTCAAAGGAATGCCGGTCGTAGAAGTTAAATATCAATACACAGTTGGTGGCAGCGATAAACGCACTGACTGTGTTGAACTTATATACGGAAACTGGGAAAAAGTCCCTGAAAAGCGTGGGCAAACAGCTATGTTTTAGGTGTTGTGTTGCTTCTGTAAGGTGGTTAAGAAAACTATCAACTCCACTGGACTCGCTGTATAATGCCTCGCATTGTTTTCATCGTTTTCTTAGCATTGCATTGAAATAAGTACACATATGAGTACATATTTTCAACAAAATGCTTAACTAGAGTAAAAAATGTCTAATAATCTCAAGCACATACGCAATTTCAGTATCATCGCGCACATCGACCACGGAAAATCGACCTTAGCAGACCGTTTTATTCAAATCTGTGAAGGTTTGAGTGAGCGAGAAATGTCCGCTCAAGTTCTTGACTCAATGGATATTGAGCGCGAACGTGGTATTACCATTAAAGCCCAAAGTGTGACGTTAGACTACCATGCAAAAGATGGCCAAACCTATCAGCTGAATTTCATCGATACCCCTGGGCACGTGGATTTTTCTTATGAAGTCTCTCGGTCTCTTGCTGCCTGCGAAGGGGCTTTGCTGGTGGTTGATGCCGCTCAAGGTGTCGAAGCGCAATCGGTTGCCAATTGCTACACCGCAATAGAGCAGGGCCTTGAAGTAATGCCTGTTCTAAACAAAATCGATTTGCCTCAGGCCGAGCCTGAGCGTGTGTGTGCTGAAATCGAAGAAATTATTGGTATTGACGCCATGAACGCCGTGACTTGTTCCGCAAAAACAGGTGTCGGTGTAGACGATGTACTAGAGCGTCTGATTGCGACAATTCCGCCACCAGAAGGCGATGTAGATGCGCCGCTACAAGCGTTGATTATTGACTCTTGGTTCGATAACTACTTAGGCGTTGTTTCTCTTGTTCGTATTAAACAAGGTACGTTACGCAAAAAAGATAAAATTTTCATCAAATCGACCAAACAAGCTCACCCAGTTGACATGGCGGGTATTTTTACGCCGAAACGCAAAGAAACTGGTGTCTTAAGAGCGGGTGAAGTGGGTTACGTTGTGGCCGGTATTAAAGACATTCACGGCGCTCCCGTTGGTGATACCATCACACATGCTTCTACTCCGGATGTTGCCCAATTGAAAGGCTTTCAAAAAGTGAAGCCGCAGGTTTATGCGGGTGTTTTCCCGGTTAGTTCCGATGATTTTGAAGACTTCCGGGTTGCATTGAATAAACTGACATTGAACGATGCATCTTTATTTTTCGAACCAGAAAGTTCGGATGCCCTGGGGTTTGGTTTCCGTTGTGGTTTCTTAGGTATGCTGCACATGGAAATCATCCAAGAGCGTCTAGAGCGTGAATACAATTTGGATTTGATCACCACAGCACCGACGGTAGTGTATGAAGTCGAGTTGAATAATGGTGAGGTTGTCAATGTAGATAGCCCGTCAAAAATGCCTGACCCTGGCACTATCAAGGAAATGCGCGAACCAATAGTGGAAGCCAATATACTGGTGCCACAAGAATACTTAGGCAACGTGATTACCTTGTGTATAGAGAAGCGTGGCGTTCAAAAAGACATGTTATATGTTGGCCGACAAGTGCAACTACGTTATGAATTGCCGATGAACGAAGTGGTCATGGATTTCTTTGATAAATTGAAATCTTGTAGCCGTGGTTTTGCGTCTTTGGATTACAGCTTCTCTCACTTTAATGCCGCGCCATTATGCCGTTTGGACATCATGATCAATGGCGAGCGAGTTGATGCATTGGCGCTCATTATGCACAAAGACAACGTGCAATATAAAGGGCGTGCTCTGTGTGAAAAAATGAAAGAACTGATACCTCGTCAAATGTTTGATGTGGCGATTCAGGGCGCCGTCGGTGCAAAAATCATTTCTCGAACAACGGTTAAAGCATTGCGTAAAAACGTTATCGCCAAGTGTTACGGCGGTGATGTAAGTCGTAAGAAGAAACTCTTACAGAAACAAAAAGACGGTAAAAAGCGCATGAAGCAAGTGGGGAATGTAGAAGTCCCTCAATCCGCTTTCCTTGCGGTTTTGCAA